TTGGAATGTACTCAATCTCATTACTTGTTGAACTGTCAACTATTTTAGTATTTATATCAACTTTTGTAACAGTTTTGGAAGTATCTACTTTGGTAGTTTCTGAAAGTGTTTCTATTTTAGTTTCTGACTTGTTTACTTTTCGGGTGGAGCAAGAGCATAAGCAAACTACTATAATTATTGCTATAATAAAAATAATAATGCTGTTATCGTTTCTGTTTGGTGTTGTTGTCATTTGAATATATTATTTTTAAAAAAATCAATTATAGAATCATCCTGTTTAATCTCGTTTTCAACCAACTGAAATTCAACGGAATTTTTAATATGCTCCCTAATTTTTATTTTAGCTTGTAACTCGCTTTCAGCTTCAACTTTGTACTTAAAAGTTTGTCCCTTTAATGTGCAAATAAAATTATATACTTTCATAATTTGCAAATTTATAAAAAATTGTTTTTATTCTATTCTTTAATATTTAGCTTGTTTTATCAAAAGTATAAATAAACTACTTATAAATAACGCTTTATGTTTTTATTTAGAATTGATATAAATAATGCGATGTCCGATATTATAAGCAAAAAGGTGTAATTTGTTTGAAATAACCAACATTAACGCATTTTTAAGTAGTTTAATGTGTTGGTTTTAAATTTCTTAACATTTGTTTCCCTTATCAATAAGGGAAAGGATTTTATAAATTTTTATATTCAAATTTAGCATCAAATGAAGGACAAGCTTTTACAACACCTTTAAAATCTTTATGACCTTGAACAATAGCATTTGGAAATTGTTGTTTAGCTTGTTTTATTAGCTGTACAAGACTTTCTTTTTGTTTGATAGTTCTTGTGTCTTTTGCTTTTCCTAAAGCATCTATCCCACCAATATAACTAAAATGAATGCTATTAGAATTAAATCCTTTAACTCCATTTGTAGGGTTTTCGTATTTCTCTAATTCGTGAATTACACCATTTGCATCTATTAATCTATGATACCCTACTGTTTTCCATTTAAGCGTATTTTTCCAATGATTTAATATTGATTGTTTCGTTGCGTTTGGCTGAGTAGCCGTGCAGTGAATAACTATGTAATCTATTTTTCTCATTTATTCAAGTTTTTATATTCAATCAATTCTTTTTCTAATTTTTTAATATGTACTTCTAAATCTTTACATCTTTTTTCAACTTTTGAAATTTGCTCTTTTAGTTGTTGATTTTCTTTTTCAATTTCAAAATATTTTTTCATCCAAGAGTCTGACCTCTCTACTTCTAAAGCATAATTTACAGAAATTTGGTCAAACTTGTTTTGAAGATTATCAATGGAGTTTCTTAATCCGTTTACTTTTTCCCGATAATACTGCCTTTCAGACTTTGCTTCATTTTTAATAGTTTCTAATTCTTTTCTATATTCTTCTCTTTCGGTTTTAAAATCAGCTTCTTTTAATAAAAGAAAATCACGAGTATTTTTTGCTAAATCAATTTGCTCTTTTTGTACTTCAATTTCTCCTTTTTTCAATTCTACTTTCTTAGCTTGTTTTCCACCAAATATCCAAGCTATTGGAATAGATAAAGTACTTACAAGCGCAACCCAATTTTCTAACAACCAACCCATTATTTTTTATTTTTAAAAGCGTAAACATTATCCAAAACAAACAAACTCAAACAGAAATAGAATAAATAGGTATTTATAAAATTTATGTTTGGAATAAACATTACTAAAAATGCTCCAGCAGTAAATCCAATCCACGACAAATTACCGTCTGAATTGCTTACTTTGTCACCAAAAAGCATATATCTTACTCCCTCGTAACCGTGACCTAATCCGTTGCCAATAGCACTTAGTACAAATCCTAAAACTATTTTTTGCCAAGTCCATAAGTCCAAGTCAAGTAACCCTAACCCTTTGTAAGCAAGTGTAAAAAACCCCACTACGTGCATTACATTTCTAAATTGATGATAGATTTTTTTCATTTTAAATAGTTTTTAAAGTTTCAAGCGTTTCTTGAGTTTGTAAAATCTCAATATCGAGTGTATTAACCAATTCAGTATTGCCTAATTCGATATTTGTTTTTCGATAATTTTTAAGATAATTTAATCTTGTTTCGCACTGGTTAATCAACTCTTTAATTGTCATTTTTTTATAGTATTAAGTTATGAAGTCCAAAAAATTAAGCAACGGAAACATTCTGCAAAAGAAGCGCGATTTAACCATATATATTTTAAGCCGTCCTTAGTTGTAAATATTTCCATTCTATTACCGAGAACTGCTGTTGGTGCTGCATAAGGAATCATAGAAGCGCTATTTACTCTTCCAGTTACCACATTTAACGAAGCTACTCTTTGTGTGGCATCTTTATGGTAAAAAATATTGTCTGCTCCATCATAAGCAGTCATTGTTCCTGTACTCAATGTTTCGGTTAGTGGCGAAGTAAACATTTGATTGCATCTATCAGTAGTTAAGTCAAATCTGTCAAATCCTATAGCACCACCGCCACGAACAACAAACATATACCTTCCTCTTGTGGCTAAATCACTTGTACCAAATGCCCAGTTCATACTAGTTCCTTGATTCTTTTGTGCTTGCTCTAAAATTACATATTCTGTTACTAATGTAGTTGGTGCAGTAATTGCTGGAAAAGTAAGTGTATTGGCAGTATTAGAAGTAATATTCACTTCTGCACTAAAACCTGTCGTAGTTAATATTCTCAACCTTTTTCCTGCCCAAATATTATTTGCCCAAGATTTAGTTGTGTCTTGTAAAGTTGTAGTTGATTGCGTTCCTGTAGCTACTCCAAAATCAGCAGCACCAATAGCTGTTGAAGTTGATATAGCGTATCTACTTACTCCGTTTGTCGGAGCAGTACCAACTGCCACAAGCGTTAAAGTAGTAGCTGTGTTACTTGCTATTCTAAACGCTTGACCGGCTGTACTACCATTTGTAGCAGTAACCGCACCTGTGTACATATAAACAGTTTGTCCTGCCCATTGATTGACAGTCCAGTTCTTTGTAGCATCTACCAATACAGTAGTTGATTGTGAAGAAACAATTGTAGTTGATGCTGGAGTTCCTGCCATTACATAAGTAAAAGTAGTTGCTGATGGTACTGTTGCAATAGCCACATTTGTAACATTAAAGTTAGCATCTGTTGCGCCTCTTACAGTTACTAATTGCCCCACTTTGAATTGATGCGGATGAGCTGTGGTAGCTGTTGCTGTACTTGTAGCATTTGCAAAAGAAGCAATAGCAACAGGGTTATGTCCTTCAACTGTTGCAGCCGCATTTCTAGCAATACCGAAGTCTTGCTGTCTTCCAAAAGTAGGTACTTGCGAATCTATATTGTGTATTGCTAAAGCATTAACACCCCCTAATTGAATGTATAATTTGTTTGGGTCGCCTTGTATAGCAAAAACAGAAGTATTATCTGGAGTAGTTGCCCAAGTTCCTACAATGGTTAATGCTGTAGCTGTATTAGAAGCAATAGGTCTAAGCTGTCCCGCTCCTGTTCCTGCTAAAATTCTAACAGCATAATTTCTCCATCTGTTAACCTCCCAAGATTTTGTACTATCTGTGATTGTTGTAGATGCTCCTGCTGTGGCAATTCCCGCATCAAAACCAATTATAAAATAACGGCTTGTTGCAGTTGGATGTGGACTTATGTGACTAGTCCAAGTTAGCGTATTAGTAGTATTACTGTTAATCTTACGAATTTGTCCTGCACCTACACCCGCATAAATATAAACCCAATAATCTTTCCATTGATCTGTAGTCCAAGCTGCTCTATCAACTCCTAGTGAAGCATCTACAAGCGTAGTGACTGTACTTGCTGAAGAAGCAATACCTCTTTCCCAAATAGATGAGTTTTCGGTAGTTCTTTCAATACTAACATCATTTCCTGCTGCTGCAAAAATATTTTGCATTGATGGCATAACGTACCAAGTATCTGAAATTTGGTCATATACTTGCATCGTGAAGAATGGCGCAGATGTGTTGTTAGAAACCAATATCACCAACCCTGACTGAACTCTAAAAACAGAAGTAGCATCAGGAGTTACATCCCAATTTGAATCAAGTGTTATAACTTGCGATTCAATAGAATAAAAAGATTGTGTACCTGCTGATGCTGTAATTGCTGGTGAAAATGCCGCAGGGTTATTCCACGTTTCATTCATTTGAGTTGAATCACCCAAAACTAGTTGAGTAGCAGTATTAGACAATATTCGTCTAATTTGAGAAACTCCTGCGTTTGCTGCAATACGCAAAGTATAGCCAGCATATTGATTACCAGAAAATGCTTTCAATGTATCCGTTATACTTATTGCTCCTATTGTGTTAGAGGCAGTTGTAGTAATTCCGCTATCGTGAATAACTGGTTCTGCAACTCCTGTAATAGTTCTGCGTTGTCCTGCTCCTGTACCTGAAACAATTTCAACATCATAACCAAGTAATGATTGCATTGTAATTGATGGAATAGTAAGCGTGTTTGCTGTTGCTGCAATAACGTTTCCATCAATTCCTAAAGCACCATTATATTTCATAGAAGAAAAAGTTATAGGAGCTAATGGAGGCGCAGATAATGGTAAACACATATCAGTCCATGTATCGTATTTTACAAATGACGTTGCAGAAATTAATAGATACACGTAACGCCCATGTTCTTCAGGCATAAAGTTACCGTTGTCTGCCGAGCAACTTGATGATATAGCAGAAGTTACTGCGGGTAGAAACGAAAGTTGTTCCCATACTGGTAAATCAACTTGTTTAATTAATGTGTTTGAAGTTAATGCTGGCATAATTTTTATTTTTTAATTATTGAAAAGTTAAGTTTGTACGAATACCTAGTGCGTATGTTTGTCTTGCGGGATTCTTATACATTTCGTTATTCATACCTGCAATGGCAGTTATGTTTGAAACTGTGTTTACAGTGGTTACAGTGCTTATTGTTGATACTGCAGCAAGAGTTAAATTTGATGAAATAGAATCTAGTGTTACACGTTGCCTACCTTCTCTATCGCACATTTGTAAACTTTTAGTGATACTTAAAAGTTTTTGGATCATGTGCAGTAAAAAATCAGTTTCTACAGCTTGAACAGGTAATGGATTATCTTGGTTTACATTTCCTTCATCAGCACCATTTTCCCCTAAAGCCAATTTCATTCTTTGAAAATGCACGCCATCTATTATATCCATTGCATCTTCATAATCGTAGATTATCTGCAACAAATCAGTTCCCGACATTGCGGAAGTATTATAATCTAAAGTGATTACGCCACTGCTTTCTGTTGTAAATCCTGCTGACGGATTTGCCACGTTGTAAATAATAATATTGCTATTAATATTGATAATGGCTACTAATCTCTTAATATTAAAATTTTCAATACTTGATAAATTGATAGTTCCAACTCCAGAAGCTCCTGGGGTAAAAATGTAACTTGGTGTTATAAATGATTTCATATTTTATTTATTTATCCAAAAATTAATGCGTAACCTATTGCTTCTTCTGCTGTAATTCCACTGCCTGATATTACTATATCGCCACTTCCTAAAATGCTATTTCCGTTTATAGTCTTTATGTTTGTTGCGGAAACTAAAGTGTCTTGTTTTGTACCCCATTTAGTAGCGTTAGTAAATGTATTTGGCGTGACGAATTTGTCATTATTTGTCCCTGTATTTACTTCGTCTTGAGTTGCTTGATATGGCACATTCATAAAAGTCCACGAAACACCGTTTGAATAGTACATTCCGCTATTGTAATAAGTACCGCCAAGACTTCCTGGCAACCAACTTGTTCCTTGACTTGATTCTGCCCAATAAAATAGTCCTGTTGCAGACGCAGGACTTGGCAAAGCAGAATAATTGGCTACTACTGTAATTGTAGTCCCACCGCCACTTCCTGATAATGTATTTACTACTCTTGCCATTATTTTTTAAATTAATCCCCCATCGGTTATAGTCCAATTATTCGGTGCGCTTGTTAATATTAATCTACCCGCTACTCCAGTTGATTCATATTTTGCAGTTCCAAAAGAAATGTTTAGTCCTGAGTTTACAAAAGTTAGTAAACTCCAAGTATTATAAATTGCGTTAAGATTGGTAGTTGAAAGTGTAGCTGGTGTTGCTGATGCCATAAAAGATACAAAATTAGCGACTTTAGATACATTCCAACTCGATATGATTCCATTAAAATCATTTGCGTTATCAAACATGCCCGACATATTGGTAACATTTGAAACGTCCCAAGATGATATGTCTTGATTAAAAGAAGTTGCACTTTGGAACATACCCGACATATTAGTAACACTTGATACGTCCCAACTTGATATATCTTTGTCAAATGAAGAAATTGCAAACATACTATTCATATTGGTAACGTTTGAAACATCCCAAGAATTTATGTTTTGATTAAAAGAAGTTGCACTTTGGAACATACTACTCATATTAGTAACATTTGAAACGTCCCAAGATGATATGTCTTGATTGAAAACGGCTGCGTTATCAAACATGCCCGACATATTGGTAACATTTGAAACGTCCCAACTACTTATATCTTGATTAAAAGAAGTTGCATCTTGAAACATACTAGTCATATTAGTAACATTTGAAACGTCCCAAGAATTTATGTCTTGATTGAAAGCATTTGCGCTTTGGAACATACTACTCATATTAGTTACGTTTGAAACGTCCCAAGATGATATGTCTTGGTTAAAAGCGTCTGCGCTTAAAAACATACCCGACATATTGGTAACATTTGAAACTTGCCAATATGATAAGTATTGGTTAAAAGCGGTTGCATTACTAAAAATAAAACTCATATTTGTAACATTAGACACATTCCAATTACTTATATCTTGATTGAAAGAAGTTGCGTTTAAAAACATAGCATTCATATTAGTAACATTTGAAACGTCCCAAATATTAGCGTTATTAATTGATGTAATTGATGTGCAAATTGCAAAAAACGAACTCATATTAGTTACCCCTGACAATATAAGAGAATCTGAAACATTGTCTAATTGTAAATTATTGCAGTTAAAAAATGAAGAACTAGCATTTGGTAAAAAGCTAAGGCATCCCCATTGTAGTATTTCTGTTATTTTTAAACAATCTGAATTATTTTCAAGAAAAGTCCATCCTCTACAAATGCCGTTTATAGTAATTGTATATGTTCCTGATGCTGAATAAGTATGCGTGACTTGTGTTTGATTCCAAGCGGTAATTACATTTGAACTACCATCGCCCCAATTAACTGTAAAATTATATGTTCCACCGCTTATTAATGGTAATTTTACTTGTGTGCTTGTGCTTGACCCTGTTGAAGTGTTTGCGGTATTCCATGTAGATATAAAGTCAGGAATAGGCAAAACAGACATTTTGTTTAAAACTTTTGCTGTTTGTCTTGTTCCACTTACTCCTTGTTTACTATAAGGAAATGAATTACCTGCTCCCATTGGTTTTTTAAGATAAAGTAGTTGCTAAGAATGTTCCACTTGCCGAATTAATAACTATTACGTCGTCAATTAATGCAGTTGCGGTAATAGATGTACTTTGTCCTGCTACTAATGTAGTTGATTCTCCTCCTACTGTAATTACTGTGTTTCCTGTAATTGAAAGTATTGAGATAGAGTGAATTGTATCTGCCGCTAATGTAATTGGCAAATTCGCAGGTGTATCGTAAACAGTAACGTTATCATAAGTGCTTCCACCGCTTGAAGTAGGAATTAATGCAAGTAATTTATCGTAAGCGTCTTGCAAAGTGGTAGGTGCTGCTCCTGCAATAGTTCCAATTTGCGAAAACATTATAGATGTCGCGTAATTTCCGCCTTCATAAATATAAATTGTTGCGCCAACCAATTTAATACTTGGACTTGCAAATGACTGAGAACGTTTTGAAACAACAGGATTTGTTTCGTCTAGTTTTTTTACAAGTTGTCCGTTTACTACTAAAAAATTCCATTTGTTCATAACCTATATTTTTACGTTATTGTTTTATTCTATTAACGTTGTAAAAATAATAAATTTTATTGATAGTTGATTAAAATTTGTTTATGAATTTAAAATTTGATAAATTTGCCTTAATATTTTAAATCTAAATTTAAGTTTATGAACACTATTTTAAAAGACGTCATCGATGGTATTGACGCAAAAGAGCGAATTATGTCAGGCGTTGACAAATTAGCAAATCCTGTGGCATCGAGTATGGGTTATCGAGGAAGAACAGTACTTATTGAATCTCCTTATGGTTTACCGGAACCAACTCAAGACGGTTACAAAATTCTACAATCAATTTTCTTGGAAGACCCTGTTGAAGCAATGGCTTGTGAAATTGCCAAACAAGCATCGCAACGTACTGTTGATTTTGCAGGAGATTCTACAACTGCAACTATTGTTTTGTTACAAGCGTTTTTGCGAAATTCCATTGAAGCGGTAAAAAATGGCAAATCCGCAATTGACGTTAAAAACGAAATTGAAAAATCTCGTGATTTAATCTTAAAATACCTTGATGAAATTTCAATTCCTGTAACCGACAAGTTAATTTACGACATTGCTTATACTTCTTCCCATTCAGATGACGAAATTGCCAAGATAGTATCAGAAGCATTTATCAAAGCAGGAGAATACGGAGCTGTAAGTCATTTACGAAGTGCAAACGATGAAACTCATTTAGAATGGATTGAAGGAACGCTTTTAGAAAGTGGTTATTCAAGTGATTTGTTTGTAAATAACTTCGCTGATAGAACTTGCGAATTTGCAAATCCGTTTGTGGTTTGTACAAATATCATATTTAAAACAGTTCGCCAAATACAACCGTTTTTAGAACGTTCTTTAAAAGAGCAAAGACCTATTGTTATTATTGCTGATTGGCAAGACGGACAAGCAAAAGAAATTGAAAGATTAGTTATTGCTAATAAATTAGAACATAAACACCCTTTTGTATTGGTAAATTTGCCAAGTTTTGGCACTAAAAGACGTGATTTAATGAATGATTTAGCGGTTAGATGTGGTACTCAACTTCTTTCTTCTTTGTCGGGTGATGATTTTGCAGGTCGTGAAACTGCATTTATGGGAACTTGTGAAAAAATAGTAATTGGTAAATCCGATACTATTATCACTCCATTTAAAAACGATGAAATTCAATCGCAAGTTGACAGTAAAATTGCTGAATTGCAAATTGAAGAAAAAGCATCTAAAAATCAATTAGAAAAAAAGGACATAAAAGAACGTGTTTCAAAACTCCATGGCGGAATTGCTATGGTAAAAGTAGGTTCGATTATCGAAAGTGAATTGCAAGAGAAAATAGATCGCGTTGATGATGCTGTTTGTGCTGTTCGTTCTGCAAAAGAAGAAGGTGTTGTTGCGGGAGGTGGAGTTGCTCTTTTTAGTGCTTCAAGTATTTTAATATGTAATTCTGATATTGCAAGTTTATCACTCGTAGCTCCTTTAAACAAGATTTTATTAAATGCCTCTGTAAAAAGTGATGCAAAAATAGGGAAATACCCTTTTGGCTACGATGTAAAAAACTTCAAAGAAGTCAATATGATTGAAGTAGGAATTGTAGACGCAACTAAAGCAATCAAACACGCTTTAACAAATGCGATTTCGGCATCAAATACTTTATTAATGAGCGACCACGTAATTACAAATAAAAGAAACAATGGATAGTGCTATACAAGAAATGGTTAATGCGTTTCCAGGACGAGCGCTTAACTACAATGTCGTTCTTCGTCAAATTGCCAATAAAAATGTTAGCGAAAGTGGATTAGACACTACTATTGCGGTTGATAAAAACGAAAAGTTAAAAAAAGGAATTGTAGTTTCTATTGGAACAGAATGTCCAAAAGGAGATATTGAACTTGGAAGTGAAGTAATGTATGATAGTTATAAAGCAAGTAATGTTACAATAAATAATATAGAATATACTACTTTGTTTTACGCTGATTTGTTTCACGTTTTATAATTAGCGAATTCGTTAAATTTAAAAAGCCCTATCGTAATGAAAGGGCTTTTTTAGTTGTGGTGTTTTAGAATCTCGCAATTCTTCGGTCTAAAACAACAATGTACTTTTCCATTACATTATACTGCTCAGACAAATCTTGTTGTTCGTCGTCGATTAGTGTTAGAAAAATAGGATTGTCCAAAATAAATGCTCCTAACTTGGAGAATTTGTCTTTTAACTCATTTGCTTCGTCAACAACTCTTTGTTGATGTGGAGCATACTCTTTGTTTGCGGTTTCGCTCATTTTTATTTAATTTAAAGTTTATAATTCGTTTTCGTTTCTAAATATTATTTTTTCGGGGTTTCTTTCGCCTCGTATTGTTTCCTCGATGTCGTCGTTCATTTTAATTAGCAAATCTGTCAATTCTTGGCTTTGACTTCCAAGTTCACTTCGATTTGTCATCATCATCGGAGTTACTTTGCTTAAAACACCATACACTCTTTTAATTAAATACTGAAATTCTAATGTTAAAGTGTAGTATTCTGTTTCTTTAACCACTCCTGTTCGGCTAATTATCGAAAAAGGCATAATATATCCGCTACGATAAAATCTATTAAACACACCTCTTACAGTACCTAATTGAATACAAGCCAAAACAAAATCTTCTTTACTAAATGGTTCGCCATCATAAAAATAATACCCTAATTCAATATCCTCTTTAATGACTTTATACCTAACAGATGCCCAACGCATAACAAAAGCATAATGTTTTAAAAAATCATAAGGTTTTTCAATAAATCGAGTTTTAATTACTAATTTATTTTCTCTTTTTACGCCATTTAATTTTCTGCCGTAAGAAATCATTTTACCATCACTTGCGATGCTAATGTCGTTGGTTTTATTTACTCCAAATAGTCTTCTTCTGCGAGTTCTTTTTTCCCATTCTTCCTCAGTTTCGTGTGCTTTTCTTTTAAGAAACTCTTTTCTTGTCTTTGCCTGGTAATCGTTTAACTCTTTTTGAGCAGAATTGGGTTTTTTTACCCTTTTCTTTCTTATAACTTTTCTTTTGTACTTTCGGTTTTTCATTCCACGAAAATTTTTTTTTCGTTTTGGAATTTCTTGATTTTCTTCTTCTGACATTTTAATTTATTTTCTAAATTTTGCAAATTCAAGTATTTTTTGCAGTTTTTTTCTTGTATTTGTTCTTTGTTTAAGAGTTTCCGAGTATATTTTAATAAACCACAACCACCCATAACCTGTATTTACCCAAATAGTTCTGTTTTTTTCTATTCCAACGTTTAAAATTTCAGGAATATACATAGCTGCGCGCTTAAAATCTTCTTCTTTTATTTGATTTGTAGTTAATTTTTCTCTTGTTTCTGATGGAATATATCCTAAAAATTTCATATTATTTAGTTTTAATTAATCTTTCATACAATTCTTCGGTGCTTTCAAAACATTCTTCGTCTGATATTTTTCCAAAGTTTAAAACAAAACAATAATATTGAAGCTCATCTCTATCAAAATAAACTGCCAACAAATCAATTATTGCGTTTATTAGTTTGTTGTTATCGTAAAGACAAAAATCATCTTTAACACCAAACACTTCTGCTATTATTGATGCGTTTACTTTGTCTTCTCCTAATTGAAGTCTTAATGCTTCTATGCTGTTTACAAATAATTCTTTACTTATCATTGGCGAATTCGTTGTTTTTGGTTAAAAAATCAGTCTTTCCCGATGTCAGTCTTATGATTATTTATGCGCTTGTATGGAAATCAGCTAATCCGACGCATTTTGACCTGCAAATTTGAGTTTTTTGCCAAGCATAACCATTATTAATCGTGCGACAACACGAACTCCTCACCAAACAGCTTTTGTATTTTACATATTCTCATCTAATAATTTTAATACCCCCAACCAATTTTCTTTGGTTTTAAAATAAATCTCCATTTGGCATTGTCCGGCTTTTTCTCGGTTCATGTATATATCAAGACCGTAGAGGTTTTGATCATCTTTGTAGGCATAATATCCTGCAAAATCAATTTGATTAAAGCAGAACATCACATATCCATCAACGTATATTTTTACTCTACCATTGTAGGTTTTAAATTCGTATTTGTGTGTCATAGTTTATAGTTTAGATTGGCAAATTGGGCAAATATTATTATGGTATAATTTGATGTTGTCAACAATCATTTTTAAATCATCTTCATCTACCGTATTGCTTTCATAAATACTGTCTTTATAAGGAGTTGGACTGTTATAAAACCTTATTCTATTTTCACAAACTTCAAAAACAAGATTTTTTGGGTAATTTTTACCCATTGCGGCTTTAACTCTTTGCTCAATGTTGGAATGTATACTTTCCATAACTACTTAATTTAATTATCCTTTAAAAATTTATTGAACCGCCTCAACTTGTAAATCTACATTACCGCTTGCGGTCAATTTTTTTTCAATCTCGTCACTTTTCACTTCTGTGTCGTTAGCCAACCGAACAAAATACCCAAATTCACCCTCTTTCTTAGCACGAACAAAAGCAACACGAACAATCTCACCCGTTTCTTTATTACAATACTCATTCACATTCGTTCTCTGCCATCCCACAAACGATCCAAATCTTTCCTCGTTACCTTTTAACTCAATTTCTTTCACAGGTTCCTTTGGAGCTGTTTCGCCTACTTTTACAATTGAACCAATCACTTTGTAAATTCCACTCTTGCTCATTCCTGTAGCTTTCATAATAACCTTAATGTTATCCCCAGAATTGTGCATATCTATAATACGCTTGTTTCTCAATTCCTTTTCCTGTAATTCAGTCATAATCGTTATTGTTTATTTTATTATTTGACAAATATAGTGTACTGTGTCCACTCTACCAAATAATTAGTCCACTTTTTTTAGTCCACTTTGTCTTAGACCGCTTCACCATTGACTTTACACCACTTTTTTTACCCAAAAGTAGACTGTTTTTGTCACTTTTTACCAAAGTAGTCCACTTTTATATCAAATGTGTCCACTTTTTTGAGTAGACTCTTTATAATTAGTAGACTTTTTTTATTGGTGAGAGTATGTAGGGGTAGTGGATAATACATACGTATACAGCTCTGCGTCGCCAAAAGAAAACGATTTTTTTGATGTACCCGCATCCCTTTTTTGAATTCCATTTTCAAAATATTTTAACTTTTAATATACTGATTTACAATGTATTATATAAAACTAATACTAATTTATAAGATTTTTAATACTATTCATTTAATAAAAGTTAATCTTAGCATGATTATGTTTTTAAATTGTAAATGCTTGATTTTGTTGCGTTTATGTTTGGATTGTGTTGTTTTATTCCGATATTTTATTGAGTGATCCAATTCCAGGACCGTAAAACCTTTGTAAAGTGTTGATTTTGTTATGCTTGTGAGTGTTGCAAGGGAATAAACATTTAGTTAATCAATTAATTTAATCGTTAAATGTTAAGAGTTAATATATTTTTTTTATTGATACAGTTAACCGGCTGCGCCTGGTGTTTTGTTTGTTTTGGTTGTGTTGGTGTCTTCTTCCTCTTGGCGAATTGATGAAATTTAGTAAAATCAAATGTTTTCAATATGCAAACTAACAAACGTTAGTTAGTCAAATATAAAATACTTTTATTCAATTGGGTTAAACGTTTTTTTGATGAAGATATGTTTTAAATGGTTTATTATTGTTTTGGTCCTTTGTGTTGGCTCCTGAGTTCCTGTTCTTTTATTTTTGGCAAATTAGCAATTTTTAACCATTTTAAACCATATGCAAAGTATTGATTTTAATGAATTTATCAAATATAATTGTAAGACTTTTATATATTTATTTAATAGATGTTGAAAATAAATTAAATTAATCGCATTTTTTTATCTTATAAAAACCTTTGTTAAGTCCTTATTTTATTGGTAGTATAGATTTTATTTATAGTAATGGTTTACTATATAGTTTTTAATTGTTGTTTTGAATAGTATTAACGTTGTAATATTGTCAAAGAAATCAAACGCAAATATTAATATTTAACACTTATAAAGATGAAAATTAATTTACCTAAGAATTGGAAAGAGACAAGCAAAAATTATTTTGAAAATGAGGTAACGGGCTATATAATTAGAGAGTTTGAAAGCCCTTTAAAAGATGAAAACGACAATAATACTTATTTTCAAATATTAGATTTTGAAGGCATGGATAATTTTGGGCAATGTTTTACAATGTTTGAAAATCCTTTTGATATTGCGGATAATGATCAATGTTAATTTTATACACTATGAAAACATTAAACTTTTTAGTAAACTTTATTTTTTCTTTTGCCTTTGTTGTTCTGGTGCTTGTGCTTTGCCTTTATAATTGGCGAATTGACCAAATTTTTACAATTATTTATTTATTAATCTTGTGCGCTTGTGCGCTATTTATAAACCTTTATTTTAACTCTAAATTTTAATATTATGAAATCACAAAAAACAATTTTAGCAAACATTGACAATCACAATTACGGGATCGGCAAAAAAATCGATAAGCAAAAATACTACGATCGAGGAAATTTTATTTCAGACGTTAAAAGCTATATTAAAGCTATTAAAGAAGGAAGAATGTTTTGTGTTATTGATAGCGTTTCTCAATCCGGTATGAGTAGAAATATCCATTTTCATAGCGCTGAAAAATATAAAGACCGTTTTGGTTTTAGACAATATTGGACTCTATTTAAAGTTTTAGGATATACTGAAGGAAACAGTAATAATAATTTTAGAATCTCTGGATGTGGTATGGATATGATTTTTCACACCAATTACTCAAATATTCACACGTTTAAAAGATTGGGGTTTTTGACCGACAAAGAATGTGAAAAACTTTGTCAAATGACGCCTGCAACATTTTAAAAAAAGCCGTTCGCCTGGAGCGTGGTTATTTGATTAACAAACGGCACAAAATTACAATTGGCAAATTAATAACTTTTAAACCTTAGAAATTATGTACACATACCAACAAATTGACAAATTAATAAACCGTTATTCTCAATTAGAAAATAGCGAAATTATACAAACATCTGAAGGCGTTTTGGGATCCGGAAATTGGATTTTAATGGCGCCAGGTTATAAAACGGCAATAATAAACGAGGTTTTTGTTAATCCATGGAATAGCACACATACTGTAAAAATGTATAATAAAATCCCGAAAAAATATCAAAAAATAATAGATAACAATTAACCACTAAAACCAAACGCCAATGAAAAAAATGTAAAAGTAATACTGATGAGATTTTAATAATCGAAACGGCTTGAAAAATAGCCGTCTATTACAAACTAAAAACAGTTAGCCGCTTCTGATAAAAAGACGGAACAAAAATGAGAACAATAAGAACAAAAATTTACAAATTTGACGAATTAAGCAAAGAAGCGCAAACTGTTGCAATTGACAAAATGCGTGACATTAATGTTGATTATGAATGGTTTGACGCTGATTTTGAGGGCTTCAAAGAAGATTTAAACGAATTAGGTTTTTATGATGCAGAAATATGGTTTTCGGGCTTTTATTCTCAAGGCGACGGCGCATGTTTTGATGCTAAAATTGATGCCTCAAAATTTGCTACAACTGTAAACGAAAAAAGAATAGCAAGATTAATTGAAAACGGTTATATTTCACAATTTGAGATATTAAAAAATTCTTACGCTAACCATTATTCCCACGAAAAAACCCGCTACGTCGATTTTGACTCAATCGGCTATAAAAATATAGATGAAACACTTCAAAGTTTATGCGAAAAAATCGAATTGATAAGACTTAAACAGTCAAAAGAAATTTATAGAAGTCTTGACAAACAAAATGATTATTTGCAAAGTGACGAAGCCGTAAAAGAAACTATTTTGGCAAACGATTATGAATTTACAGAAAACGGAAAAATATTTTAATCTAAACATCTACAAAAATGAAAAATCTAAATTGGATTATTAGCGAC